ACAGGAATGTATTCAAGATTGAATTTAAAAATAAAGATAAAAGCAAAATAAAAGATTCAATACTATCTTTGGGCGATGCCGCAGACAGAAATAAATCACCCGTTAGTGGGTCAACCAAAGTACCGGATGGTTCAAAAGTCAATGATAAAACCGCACAAAAAGCAAAACCAGACAACAGCAATCGTACATTTGAAATACCTGCAGGAACACCAATAACACAGGTAATAGAAAGAGTTATTGCACAAAGTTCATATATTACAGATGCATTGACTGCAAAAGGTAACGAAGATATGACTAATTGGAGTAATGAAGCTAAGGCTGTTGACAGGACAAGACTTCAGTGGTTTGTGATTACTCCTATTTGTAAAATATTGGAGTTCGATAACGTTGTAAAAGATTTTGCATATGAAATTACATATCTAATCAATGAATACAGAATACCAAGAGTCAGGTCAGTTTATGTTTCTGAACCAGACAATTTCTACGGCTCACATAAAATATATGAATATTGGTTTACAGGTAAGAACAGTGAAGTATTAAGTTACGAACAGAAATACAATGGTCTATTCTTTATGAATGCATTAGATAATCCAGAACCAGGTAAACCCTATGTTAATTCAGGTGGACCCGGGGCACCGGTAATGCCCAACTCAAAACAAAATGCAGATGATTCCGGGTTGTTTGATAAAGCTGGACAAATGATAGCAAGTGTACGTACTAGTTTGTACAGCCCGGGGGAGCAAGCAATGGCAACAATACAAATTTTAGGAGATCCTGATTTTATTTGTACAACTATAGGTATGAATTATGGGGTCTATGATGAATATTATGGACCTGACAAATCAGTTGACCCGCATGCTGGACAAGTGTTCATTCAACTTATTTTCAACGAGGGGGTTGACTATGACCATACATCTGGTTTAATGAAAATCAATGATGACATTATGTTATATGACTATCCTAAGTACCTCAAAGACACCAAAGGTATCATCTACACTGCAACAGATGTTACGTCTACTTTTACAAAGGGTAGATTTATACAAGAGTTACATTTAGTAATGTTCAGCCCGCCACTTGATCCGCCTGAAGGTAAGTCTGAAAGTGCTAGGGAAACAGTTTCATCGTCATACACATCTAGCGCCTCACCAGTTAAAGGATTTATATCTGACGCGGCGGCTAAGAGCAGCGAACCTACAACACAACCTGCATCGCAAGTCGGTACAGGCGCAGGGTCTGGAAATATAAACGATACAAATAGCAGTATGCTTGGTAAAATAACTGGTGGAAGAGTAACAGTTGCGAATGAAACTACACTGGGAGCTACAAATGTACAGAATGTAGTTCAAGGACCCGATGATGATAATACTGGTTATACAGTGTCATCAAATATCAAGCCTGAAGGTAGACCTAGATTGTATGGGGCATAACAAATGAGTGAGAATGTAGTTAAAGTATCAGGAACGACGGCAGCAAACAAACAAGATGCCGGTGGCAAGATAAGTGTTAATTATCCGGTTAAAGGTATAGTTAAAAACACTATTGACGCTAATCGTTCAGGTAGAATTCAAGTATATATTGCTGACTTTGGTGGAACAGAAGATGATGACAAGAGTTGGACAAGAGTAGAATATCTAAGTCCTTTCTTTGGTATGACGCCAGGCGATAATGCACCCGGGAGTAATAATGACGGAACTTTTAAAACTAACAATCATAGTTATGGACTATGGGCTACACCTCCGGATGTAGGTAGTGAAGTTGTTTGTATTTTCTTAAATGGTAAATCAGACTTTGGTTACTATATAGGTGGAATACCTAAAACAGGTTCTCATCATATGGTGCCTGGTATAGGAGCATCTACAAAAATTACTGCTAGTGAAAGTGAAGCTGACAGCTACGGTGGTGCAACAACATTACCGGTAGTAGAATGGAATGGTATAGGTAAAGAAAAAATCAGTGACTTCATTGAAGTACCTAGACCAGTGCATAGTGCAGTAGCGGGACAACTACATCAGCAGGGTTTGTTACGTGATCCAATAAGAGGTGCAATATCAAGTTCTAGTATGCGTGAGTCACCCTCACGTGTGTTTGGTATATCTACTCCCGGAAGACCTATCTATAAGGGTGGCTTGGGTGACGGATCAAACGATACTGCTATTGCTCAAGGATTAGCCGGAGAAGCTGACTCAAAACTTAAGGTAACCTCACGTAGAGGTGGACATAGTTTTGTAATGGATGATGGGGACGTACAAGGTCAAAATCAATTAGTTAGATTGCGTACAAGTTCAGGTCATCAGATTACGATGAGTGATGATGGGCAGACATTGTTTATCGTACATGCTAATGGACAAAGTTACGTTGAATTGGGCAAAGAAGGAACAGTAGATATCTATTCAATGAACAGTTTCAACGTCCGTTCGCAAGGTGATATTAATTTTCATGCTGACAACAATATCAATATCCACGCAGAGAAGAAACTAAACATATATTCAGAAGAAATTAATATTCAGAGTGACAAAAAAACTAACATTAAAACAGGTGAAGATTTAACACAACATACAGTAGGAAATCATACTCTTAAAGTAGAAAAGGGCATGAGTTATATTTCAAATGATGCTGCCAGTTTTGTTTCAACCTCTGCTACATATATCAACGGAAGCGTTGTTAATTTAAATACAGGTTCATCTTCACTAAATCCAGAAAAAGTTAAAGGATACAATAAGGTAACTCACATTGATACACTGTTTGACTCTGTTAAAGGTTGGTTAGCTACACCGGGAAAATTAATTAGTATAGTAACACGTGCACCGGCTCATAGCCCTTGGGTCAACTCTAACATGGGTGTGGACGTTGAAATTAAAACATCAGCAAGCGATTCATTACCAAGTCCCCCTTCTAAGGCAACGCAAGCGGCTAATAATACTGTACCCGACGCACCTAAGACTCCAACATATCCGGCAGTTGCGGCAACTGTTCCACCGGCACAACCAGTAGGCAATATGGACAAAGGAACTACACAAGCAGTAGTTTCACAACAAGCAGTTTCGGCTGCATCAAATCCAACTACGGCTGCCGCAGTAGCATCAGGTTCTGGTGTAGTAGATATCAATGGAACTAAACAAGCAGTGCTTGGTAAATTAGCACAAACACCAGCACAACTTGAACAAGCTGGTGTAATTAAACCCGGTAGTGCCGCGTTAGCAGATTCGTTAATAGCAAAAGGTAAATCAGTAACTGAAGCTTTGCCTCCTGCACTGTTTACTGGTCAAGGCGGTGTTAACAGTGTGTCTGACTTCGTAAACAATCCACAGGCACAAGTTGGAACTGCATCAACTTTGATGCAACAAGGATACAATGGATTAAAATCTGCCGGAGTTATAACTGGTAATGAAAGTGCCGGTAGTATCAGTGGTCTTGTGTCAAGCGCGGCAACAAATGGTGTATCTGCTACGGCTAATTATGTTAAAGGAATTGGTGCTAACTTACCTAGCACTTCTGGAGCAACTGTTACAAACCCAATGAGTGGTATAAAATCAAATGTTGGAGCAAGTATAAGTGAAGGTAATTTTGCAGCCTCAATGGGATCAAAATCATCAAGCTCGTTAGGTGATTCGATTAAAGCAGGTGTTACTTCAGCGGTTGATAGTGCAAAATCTGCGGCTGCAAAAGGATTTGATGCAGTTAAATCAGTATTCAAAAAATTAGAAGCTAACAAACCAGTTAATCTAACCGTAGCGGCTGCAGCCAGCGATCCAAGTTATAAACCACCTACATCTGTTAATCAGGCAGTTAGTTCATTAAAAGATAAAGTAGGAGGTGCCCCTGATATAAAAACAATGGCAGCATCAGTTAGCCCTTCGTCAGGTAGTCCTTTAGCTGGTGTTAAACCTAGTAGTGTTAGTAGTTCTGCTAAGAATGCACTATCTACTGTAACCGGTGTAGATGCAATGACTAGCGCCGCAACAACTACTGGAATTAATTCAGTTGGAATTCCGTCAATCGGAAGCGTAACTAATAACTTAAAATCATTAGCAAGCGGAGTACCTGATTTGTCAGCATTGTCTGGAATGCCAAGTACTTCATCATTGCCAACCACACTCCCTAAAAATCCTATGAAGGGTGTTTCAGCACCAAAAGCTCCTACAGGAACAACTGCTGAAAGTGTAGTCCCGCCGGGTATGGGACTTGGTGCATTTAAAGACGGAATTGCATCGTTAGGTTCATTTGTAAATAAAGCAAATGCAGGAAGTTCTAAACCAAACTTAGATGCAATACCAAAAGGTGGAGAGAACACTACTATATTACCTACATTTGCAGTAGACACAGTAGACAGAACCAGTATGAATTCAGCAGCCGCATCATTGTTGGGCCCGGGCATTGCACTACCTATTACTTCAGGTGGTGCATTAAATGTGCAGCCATTAAGTCCTGATGCAACTAAGCAGTATGACGTATTGAAAAAAGAATTAGATGATTTAGACAAGAATAAAAAATGGGACCTACAAACTGAAAAAATTAAAGCAGAAAAGAAATCCGGAGTCAATAGTTCCGAGTATACTACTGCATTGCAAAACTACAAAGATTGCTTGATACGAATTGAAGAAATTCGTGGAGAGATGTATAATTTAACTAAAGGATAAAAATGGCAATATACAAGGGGTTTTCTACTCAAAATGTCAACGCTACTAAATCAATCAACATCCCTACGGGACTAGTTGACTATACCACTAATGTTGGTAAAGCTGCCGTAACATCTAAAAAATATACGGTTACTGATGATGAGTCGGTAATATTAGATTTTTTAAATGCATTGAATATACCACAAGGGTCTAAACCCGGTAAGCCCTCATATGGCACAAATCTATGGAATTTTATCTTTGAGCCTAATGATGCTGAAACAGTTTCACAGCTTAAAGAAGAACTTATTCGGGTAGCAAGGTCTGATCCTAGAATTATTCTAAATAGTGTGGAAGTATATTCAAAAGATAACGGAATCGTAGCCTCAATTGAGTTAGCGGTTGCACCGCAAAACTTAGTCAGAGAGATAGCGGTATTGTTTAATCAACAGACAAACACTGCGTCATTGGGTTAAAAACCGGTATTTTTAGAACGATAAATATACTAAAGAGATACTAAACTTATGGCCACAAGTTCAAGACAATCAACAATATTTGGTACCAATGACTGGAAAACCATATATAAAACCTTTAGTCAGGCTGATTTTCAAAGCTACGACTATGAAACCCTACGTAAATCATTCGTAGACTATCTAAAAACATACTATCCTGAAACATTTAACGACTATGTTGAATCCAGCGAATACGTTGCATTATTAGATTTGATAGCATTCATGGGGCAAAGCTTAAGCTTCCGTGATGACCTGAATACACGTGAAAACTTTATCGACACCGCAGAACGCCGTGATAGCGTTATTAAATTAGCTAATTTAGTTGGATATAGTCCAAAGCGTAATTTATCTGCACAAGGATTTTTAAAAGTAGTCAGCATCAATACAACTGAAAATGTAAATGATATTAACGGGGAAAATCTGAGCGGAACTACAGTAATTTGGAATGACCCGTCAAATACCAATTGGCAAGAACAGTTCAACACTATTTTAAATGCGGCATTAGTTACATCTCAGCGTATCGGTCGCCCGGGTAATACTCAAACAGTTTTGGGTGTAAAGACTAGCGAGTACAGTTTAAAGATTCCGGACAATGTCTTACCTGCTGTTGGATTTACTCAAAACATCAACGGTAACAGTATGAGTTTTGAGTTAGTAAGTTCAAGTAGCGCAGGCGAAGATTATGTTTATGAATTGTCTCCTAAAGCAAATGGAATATTTAACATACTTTACAGAAATGACAATTTAGGTTACGGTAGTGCTAACACAGGATTCTTTATGTATTTTAAACAGGGTACATTAAGAAGCCAATCATTTTCATTGTCACAAAAGATATCTAATCAAGTAGTAGACATTAATACTGAGGGTATTAATGATGCTGATACTTGGTTATTCAAAGTAGATTCAGTAACTGGAGAGTTAACTGAGTGGATTCAAGTAGATAACATTTATAATAATTCATTAACTGAAATGAATATTTTCTCTGTTGATTCACGCTTTAATGACCAAGTAAGTTATGTATTTGGTGACGGCGTATTTGCAGAAATTCCACTTGGTAATTTCAGAGCATACTATAGAACAAGTAATGCACTACAATATAACATTGATCCAAGTGAAATTCAAGGCACAACTGTTTCTTTCAGCTATGTAAGTAAAACTGCACGTATCGAAACATTAACAGTAACATTACAATTAACACAACCCGTAACTAATGCACAAGCACGTGAAAGTATTGCTGATATTAAATTACGTGCCCCTACAAGATTCTATACACAGAATCGTATGGTTAATGGTGAAGATTACAATGTATTCCCAAAGACATTATATAGTAGCGTATTAAAAAGTAAAGCACTGAATCGTAGTAGTATTGGTGTAAGTCGTAATTTTGATTTACTCGACCCAACTGCAAAATATTCAAGTGTTAATTCATTTGCTGAAGACGGTGGATTGTATTTTAAGCAAGACGATGAGTTTCAAACACTTAATCTAGACCGCGGCACTACCAGCGTTATTAGTTTCTTAACCAACAAGTTATTATCTATATTATCTGGCCGCAGAATACAACAATACTATGTTACTAATGCAAATAGATATACAGTAACGGATACTTCTTGGAAGCAAACGTCTTTTAATTCAACTAATATTACTGGTTATTTTAAATCAATAAGTCTGAACACTGCAATTCCTATAGGTATATATAACGCAACTAATATGAAATATTGTACAACTGGTGCAATGATTAAGTTTGTGGCACCCGGTGGGTTTGTGTTTCAGAACAATAGATTAGTACCAAAACTAGCCGGTCCCGGAGACTTGACATATATTTGGACTTCAGTAGTTAACGTAGTTAATGACGGATATAACGGTGGAGTAGGTAATCTATATAATGGTTTGGGTCCCGTAACATTAAGTCATAATATACCAACAGGTGCTTTAGTGTCAGTTATTATTCCTGTATTTGATAATATTGTCCCGAGTGCTATTATTCAAAATGCTATTGCACGTTGTATAAACAACCAAAGCTTCTCTTTAAATTATGATAACTCATTGTCATTGGCAGATACAAGACGTTGGTCTATTTCTGATTATGACACAAATAATTTCATAGTAAACTTTAAAAGTTTAGGTGAGGGTGTATATTCAGTAACCAATAAAGCATTAGCTTATTATTTTGGTAGTGCAAATGATACACGTTTCTTTTTTGATAGAAGTAAAATCATTTATGATCCACTATCAGGTAAGTCATTATACGACACCATTAAAGTATTAAAAACAAACTCATTACCTGGCTCAAATGCTAATTTTGGTGATGATGTTACTCTTGCTGTTGTTGGTCAACCAGTAGAATCTGATGGGTATGTTGATGATTATTCAGTTGAAGTAAGTGTAATTGATCCTGCAAATAATAAAATTATTAGTACGCCGGACTTCTTTGGTTATGTTACTGGTTATAATCAAGGAATCAAAAACTTTGTTTTTGTTGAAAAAATCATTGATAACAATTTATTAAACAAGTATAGAATAATTCCTAGCACAGAAATTGTGACAATATTTAATAACTTAATTCAGGTTCAATCAGTAAAATATGAATATCCAATAGGACAAAAGTTTTATGCAACTGATGAAAAAGTATTTTATCAATCAGTTCCGGATACTACTTCTGCAAATATATTAAAAATAAATGTAGTGACCAACATCAGTACATTTATCGGTAGACAAGGTTTATACTTCCAATATAAACATAACAGCAGTACTACAGGTAGAATTAATCCAGCAACTACTAACATCATTGATATGTATTTGGTTACTCAATCTTATTATACACAATATCGTCAATGGATAACAGATACCACAAGTAAAGTGGCTGAACCAGATGTGCCTACAATTAATGAATTATCTCAATCTTATGGTAAGATTGAAGATTATAAAATGTTAAGCGATAGCGTTATTTTAAATAGTGTCAAGTTTAAACCATTGTTTGGTTCAAAAGCTGATCCTCAATTACAAGCTATAATAAAGGTTATTAAAGATAGTAAAACTACAGCAAGTGAGAGTGAGATAAGTATTGCTGTAGTAAATTCAATTAACAAATATTTTGATATAAGCAACTGGGACTTTGGAGATACGTTTTATTTCAGCGAATTAAGTGCTTATTTACACAGTGAATTAGGGGACTTGATAGGATCAGCAATATTGATCCCAAAAGACCCTACATTAAAATTTGGTGATTTATATGAAATACGTAGCGCACCAAATGAAATATTTGTAAGTGCATTGCAAGTAACAGATATACAGGTAATTACTTCACTTACAGCGAATGAATTCCAAACAATTAGCGGATAATAATAATGGCAACAAGAGTTAGAACACTTGATTTTCTTCCTGAGATTTTTAGAACAGAATCTAATAGTCAATTTTTAGGTGCAACATTAGACCAATTAGTTACACCTCCTAAATTAGATAAAATTGAGGGATATATTGGTCGTAAGTTTGAATATGGATTAACCGCTAGTGATAGTTATATTGTAGAACCAAATGTTGGTAGACAACAATATCAGTTCGAACCGGGCGTAGTATTCACTAAAACAAATACTAGTACCGCAGTTGACTTTTTAACATATCCTGGATTAGTTGATGCCTTAGCCGCTGAAAACGGTTCCGTAATTAATTATTCTAAACTATTTGTTAATTCTAAACTATTTGCAAATCAGTTCTATTCATGGGATAGCTTTGTAGACTTAGATAAACTAGTTAACTTCAGTCAATACTATTGGTTACCTGATGGTCCTGATGTGGTAGATGTTAAAACAAGTTTATTGTACAACAAACTTGATTACGTAGTTACAAACCAATCAATTAATTATCAAATTTCAGCAAATGATGTCAGCTTGGGTAGTAACCCAATCATAACATTATTACGTGGCGGTACATATACATTCAACGTATCTCAACCTAATAAGTTCTATATTCAAACTAGTCCAGGAACGTCAGGTAAAAATCCATCACGTACTAATTTAAGTAACAGAGAGATTTACGGATTAGACAACAACGGTATTAACTCTGGTTTTATGACGTTTACAGTACCGTATGCCACTGACCAAGATAGTGTTAAATATTCAGGTAGTAATTCAGTTGACATTGTTTGTACATTGCCGTTTGACCAAGTTCATGGCATGCCATTGAGTAAATTAAAAGAAATTGACGGAGTAAATTCATTAAGAGATAGAACATTGATGTTCTATGGATTTGCACCGGGGACAACTGCAAAACTTACCAACTTCTATGACAATGTAGCATTTGATGATGTTACATTTGATGGTGGTGATACAACAGTAATTACAAACAATTTTTATAAAATAAACTATGTTAGTGAAGATGGCGGTGATCCAGTTGTTGTATTAACTGAAAGTAAAGTTATTCCAACTAATCAACGAATCACTGCAATATTTGGCGAAACGTTTATTAGTAGAGATTTTGCAAAAAATCAAGCAGGGGAAATAGTTTTATTACCTCAAATTACTGCTGATTTAGATACATTATATTATCAGGATGCAGTTGACCCTCTTAAGACTGGTATTATCAGACTGGTAGAAGATAATGTATCACATAGCATTTACGTTGATAGAGATATTGTAGGTAAAAAGAATTATACAAGCCCATTTGGGGTTAAGTTCACCAATGGAATGAAAGTTAATTTTGTGGGTTCAGTTTTTCCTGAATCGTACAAGGATAAAAAATACTATGTAGATGGGGTTGGTATTGGTATTGAGTTAGTTCCGGAAACAGATTTATTAGTACCAGAAACATTCAGTCAAACCGTATATAAATCATATGACAATGAAGGGTTCGATACAAGCACATATAGTGAACGTTTAAATGTTCCTGTTGTAAAAGATTACATTACAATGGATAGAAATGCTAAAAATAGAAATGCATGGAGTCGTAGTAATCGCTGGTTTCACATTGATGTATTAAAGGCAACTGCTACTTATAGTAGTGGAAAAATATCTAATGCCGCATTAAATAACGCAAATAATCGTGCCAATAGACCTATCATTGAGTTCTATCCAAACTTAAAATTATATAATAGCGGAACAATTCATAAGACATTTGTAGACTTTATTGACACTACTGCTACTAATGCAAACACACAGGTATCTGGACAAACATCTTATATACCTGACGGAATACTACCTTTATTTGATGGTGCAACTATTATCTTTACTAACGATACTAATGTAGATGTAAGAAATCAAATCTTTACTGTAAGATTTCAAAAGATTACTGGTAGCGGAGCATCGGTAATAACATTAACTAAAGCAATTAACGGCGATGTCCTTGCAAATGAACAAGTGGTTGCTACTAGAGGAACCAATAATATTGGTAAAACTTACTACTTTAACGGGTCAATTTGGATATACTCACAAGCAAAAACATTAATTAATCAACCACCGATATTTGATGTATTTGATATTAATGGTATTAGCTTTGGTAATCAGTCATATTATCAGGGTAGTGATTTTAAAGGAAGCAAATTGTTTTCCTATTCAATTGGCACCGGTGGCGATGATGCGGTGTTAGGGTTTCCAATTAAATATAGTTCAGTATCTAATATAGGAGACATTAGTTTCACTGTTAATTTTAATAGTGATACATTCAATTTTATTAAAAACTTTGTTTCTACTACATATAAAATAACCGACGGGTTTGTTCATAATCAAACTTCACGTACTAGATACAACAGAAAAATAGGTTGGGAAACAGCAATTGGTGAGAGTTTTCAATATCAGGCATTTGATTTTGAATACGTAGTTAATGTTAATTCGCCGGCGTTGAAATTTAAAATACTTCCAGTGACTTCAAGTCCTTGGCCTACTGTTAGAGTTTTCTTTGATAGCACTGAACAAAATTCAAGTACATTTACAGTAGCTACTGCAAACAATCAAACTACTATAACATTATTATCACCACCGAGCACCAACACAATGATGCAAGTGTTGATTTATAGTAATGATCCGTTAGATAGTAAAGCATATTTTACGATACCTAGCAATTTATCTAACAATCCATTCAATGTTGATATTGCTGAATTAAGTTTGGGTGATTTACGCGGTCACTATCAAAGCATTTACAATAACAGTAGAAAAGTTACAGGTGATGTATTTGGGGCAAATAATTTTAGAGATGCCGGTAACCTATTACCATACTCAACTAAGATAATTAGAAACAGTGCATCAATGGTCAATGTTGCCGCATTTATGCGTAACAAAGAATATAACTTAATTGATGCATTGACATTTAATGCACAAGAATACGTTAAGTTTAAACAACTTATATTATCTACTGTTGACCAATCAGAATATGATCCAACAATGTCTAGCTCCTATATGCTTGACGATGTATTACAGCAAATCGCTTCTTATAAACAAGAAACCGATAGTTTCTTCTGGTCAGATATGTTACCAGCCAGAGCACCTTATATCTCTAAGACTTATACATTCAATGCATTTATTGATACAAGTTTTTTCCCATTAAGCAAGATATATGACTTTAAAAATGCAAATTACAACGCAGTATTAGTTTATAGTAAAAATACAATTGGTGGAATCGATAGATATACACAATTAATTAAAGATTTAGATTATACGATAAGCAGTACACAACCTAAATTACAAATCACAAAAGATTTAGTAGCCGGTGATACTATTATTGTCAATGAATACAATACTACATATGGTAGTTATGTTCCAAATACACCTAGTAAGTTGGGTATGTACCCTGCAAGTCGTCCAGGAATTATATTAGATAACAGTTACCTAATTCCTACATACTTCATTAAAGGACATGACGGTTCATTAACTAAATTATACGGTGCATATAATAATGGTTATTTAGAAGATTTCAAAGATAAAGTTTTATTAGAATTTGAGACACGTGTTTACAATAACATCAAAGTAAGTGCTCCTATTCCAATCAAAGAAGAAGAAATTATTCCTGGTTATTTCAGAAATACTGGAAACACAATAGAAGAAGTTGAAAAAATTTACTCTGCTAATTTCTTAGACTGGGTTGGTAAAAATAGAATTGACTTTGCAAATCATTTCTACTCAACCAGTGAAAAATTCACTTGGAACTATAATAACGCTACTGACAAATACAATAAACCAATAACAAATGGTTTCTGGAGAGGTATATACTTGTGGTACTTTGATACTAGTACTCCACATACTACCCCGTGGGAAATGTTAGGATTGGTTAATAAGCCATTATGGTGGGATACTAAGTATGGTGAGGCACCATACACGGGTGATAATAAAGTATTGTGGGCTGATATTGAAGCCGGCCGTGTTAACGGAGTTGTTAATTCACGTAGAGCAAGACCTGGATTATCTAAAATAATACCAGTAGATTCTTATGGTAATTTAAAGAACCCATTCAATTCACTAGTGCGTGATTATAGTAAATGTGATTTTACTAAACCGTGGGTAGTGAGTGATGTTGGTCCTGCTGAATATAGCTATAGAAGAAGTAGCAACTGGCCATTTGATTTAATGAAGATTACTGCATTATTAAAGCCAGCTAAATTCTTCTCATTAGCGCAAGATTTAGATTTATATACCTATAGTTCAGAGTTCAATCAATTTTTACTTGATCCATTTATTCATGATGGTAAAGTTAAATTAACATATGGTAATGGTTTTGCACAACATAGTTACATGAACTGGATTGTTGATTATGTGCAACGTACTGGTTATGTAGGATATGATAATGTAAGCACATTGTTAAACAATTTAGATGTTAGGTTGATTTATAGAATTGCTGGATTTACTGATAAAGAATATTTGAATTTCTACTTAGAAAAATCAAGTACGAATTCGAAGAACGTTTCGTTGTTGCTACCTAGCGAAAGCTTTAACGTTGTGTTATACCAAAATCAACCTGAGTTTACAATTAGATATAGTAGTATCATTATTCAACGAACAACTAAGGGATATTCTGTTTCTGGTAATAGTCAGACACGTGCTTATTTTATGGCATATACCTCAGACTCTAATGGATCATATAACGTAATTGATGTTGGTAGTGTAAAGGTAAATATACCTGATAATTATAATACTACTGTTGTGTATGTTCCATATGGAACAGTCTTTGCTACTCCGCAGGAATTAGCTGAGTTTATAACCAATTACGGTAGATATCTATCTGACCAAGGAATGCAATTTAAAAATCAAGAAAACGGTTTCATACTAGATTGGAAACAAATGGTTGTGGAAGCGTTATACTGGGTTGGCTCTAATTGGGAAGTTGGAAGCTTGATAAGTATTAACCCAGTTGCCAATAGATTAGTTATTGACAAAGAAAGCTTAATTGTTCAACCATTATCAGCACAGGATAAGAATTTTATTCTAAATCAGAACTTGTATGCTATTCACTCAAGTGATTTAGCTATTATAAGAGATGATACTAGATTTGAAGTTCGTCCGTTAAATGACGGTGACACTATTTCTTATTTCACTGCAAGTTTAAATTCATTAGAACATGGTATTGTGTTTGATAATAAGTCATTATTCAATGATACAATTTATAACAGTACTACTGGATTACGTCAGAACAGATTGTTCTTGCGCGGATTAAAAACTGCTGAATGGAACGGTACATTAAATGCACAGGGTTTTATACTAAATCAAGACAATATTGAATACTGGTCAGCCAATGTAAAATATCCTAAGGGTTCTATAGTAACATATCAAAATAAGTATTGGATGGCTAATAAGACCGTTCTTGCTTCAATGACGTTCAACTCAAATGATTGGTTAGAAACAGACTATGAACAGATTCAAAAAGGTTTATTACCTAATGCAAGTACACGTGCGTCTGAAAGTGCATTATACTATGATGTAAAAAATGCAAACTTAAAGAACGACGGTGACTTGTTAGGCTTCTCATTAATTGGATATAGACCTAGAGATTATTTGGCAGCAAGTGATTTGTCTGATATATCACAAGTTAATTTATTTAAGAGTTTCATTAGCGAAAAAGGTAGTAAAAGTATCATTAACGCTGTACAAAACATTACATTAGATGTGGGTCAAATCAAGTATGACGTATATGAAAACTGGGCTATTAAAACTTCTGAGTATGGTGGAATAACCAATCATAACTTTATTGAATTACCTCTTAACAAGACTGCATTAACAGGTAATCCAAATATTATTGGTATAGTAAAAGATATACATGAGCCAGGATTGTTACAAACTGTGCCTTTATATGGTTTAACTAACTTTGGTTCAGCAATAACAGATATAAATATTCTACCTAAAAAATCATTAGACTATTTTGAGAAATTACCAAGCGCAGGCTATGTTAATTTCAATGACATTAAAATGTCTGGCTTTACGTTTGACAGACTAAGCGTTGGCACATTAACTGCAAACGATATATTTCAAGGTGATTATCTTTGGATTGCTGATGATTTTGGTAATTGGAAAGTAATTACTCCAATACCAATTGGTACGATTGATAAACATGTCAACGTCATTAATGTAAGAAATAACTTTAATGATACTGCTACGTTTGAGTTTGACTCCCCTCATAGTCTAGTAAAAGATGATATATTTATGGTTGTTAACTATGATTCTGTCATTGACGGCTTCTACAGAGTAACATCAATAGAAAGTTTAACTTTAGTAGTGGTAGATTTAACATTGCCGGCAGCTACTACTAATATTAGTAGTTTAGGAATTGCATCTAAGTTTCAAAATCAACGTATTACTAGCACAAAAGAAGTTGCTAATTTACTATTGATTAACGAAGGTGTAAGCCAGCAAAAAGTATGGGTAGATTATGACCAAAACGGCAAATGGGCAGTTTACCAGAAAGACTTAAACTACAAATACACCAATTTACTTAAGAGAGAAGCCACACAGCAATTTGGAAATTCTACAGCCTTTGATAAAAATTTAGGTGTTTATATAGGTGATCCAGGAAACAGAACTGTGTATAGGTATACCTACGCAAAACCAGGAACGTACGGTGTAACCTCAATTAACGCAAATACATATGAATACAAAGAATCAGTTACTCTACCAACTGCTGGCTTTGGTACTGCAATGGCAAAATCTGAAGATGTATTAGTAGTAACTTCACCGGGTACCAATAGTTATGTTTATATAGGTGCATTACATCCTAGTTTAACTAAATCTTTTGTAGTTCATCAGACTATTTCTATATCTGGCAAACGTGTAGGTGACTCAGTAGCATTATCTGGGGATAAAAAATGGTTATATCTTGGTGCCTCGGCTGAAGCCAAAGTATATGTTTATAAATTAGATGATGTTGTTAGTAGAGTAGATGTTGGGTTCACCTTGGCAAGTTCTATTCCAATCAATGCTACTAAATTTGTAGTATCAGGAGATCAATCTGATGGGTTAGGTCACGGAGATAGAATTTCTTTCACAAATGCATCCAGCACTCTTTTCTTCCTTAGTGTATTTTTCCCTTCATTAGCAATTGAAACAGGTGAATATGACCTAGGTACTAATCAGACTACTTTCCATATTCAGGGTAACTTTAAAACAGCCGTTTCTAGTGGAAATGCAATCTATAAAAATATATACACCTACACAAGTACAGCAACATTAAGTATTGCAGATGTTATCCCTGCTTGGTCTAGCTCAAAGGTATACAATATTGGTAACACGGTATTTCATAATAATATTACATACATTGCAATAGGTGGTAATACTAATCAAACTCCAAGTACTAGTCCACTTTATTGGAAAGTAACTAATACTGGTTTTGCTACAACGCTATCTACTAACTTTGATGGTACTAAACTGTTTGTAAGCGCACCAACTTTAGATATCACACCTACTAAGTTCAATATGGGCGCAGTATACGTTTACACTAGATTGATTCAAAATATTTATTTTGTAAGAGATTCTAAACCTTGGAACGATATAATAACCAAATTGGCATGGGATCCTACTAATTCGATTAGTGTTTTGCTTAATGGCAAAACACTTATACCAACAACCGAGTATACCGTATCAACCGATACTGTTACATTCAAATACCCATTAAGAGTTGGAGTTGGGGATATTGTAAATATCAGTTCAGGTGATTTCGTGCATACACAAACACTTACTCCATATGATTATGCTACAACCAATAATACAAGTATTGCTTTTGGTACCGGGTTAGATACAAATATATTTGGTAATGATGTTCTTGTAGGGGCACCATTTGATATTTCAAGCAATAATTATGAAGGTGCTGTATATAGATTTACACATGAAGGTAAGAAATACGGAACAATTACAGGAATTAGACCAGTTACCCTATCGTCCGAAGATGTTATTTTTATTAATGGATTTGCTGTTCCGATACCAGGCACTGGTGTAACTGATATAGTAAACGCAATCAATGGCTTAGGACTTTCCCCCGACCAGTCTTTAAACGTAGGTGCCGCTGAAATGCCAGGTGGAATATTACGCCTTTACTTAATTGACAATACTGTTGGCAAGCTGAATGACAAACTAACAATTTCTGCATTCGATAAGTCAGTACTTGATGATTTAGGAATAGCAGAATATACTAACACCCAAGTGATACGTGAAGTACATTCTACCACTGATCCAACACAATTTGGATATTCTGTAAAGTTTAATGAATATAATTCAGTAGCAATTGGAGCACCCACTGCAAGTAGATTTGCCGCAACTACATTTGATTTTATTGATGATAGTAAGTCTAACAACGATACGTATTTTGACAATAACTTTACTAGATTTGTGGATTCGTTTGCTAATGCCGGTTCAGTTAGTATCTATGATTATCTACCTGAATACAATGAAAGCTTAAGCAATTTAGGAAGATTTGTATTTTCACAATCAGCTAATGATTTGATTACCAACATTGGGCCTAATGCATTATACGGAAAACGTATTGCATTTAGTGAATATGGATTAGTAGTGGGTATACCTGACAGTACTGATAACAGTGGCTTTAACGGAAGAGTTGTTGTTTATAGAAACAATATAAATAAACCAAACTGGAATGTATTCAGAAAATCAAATGAAATTGTTGACATTGATAGATTATCTGGTGTACAGATTTATAACAATGATACTAATGAACGTATTCAATCACTAGATTATATTGATCCTTTACAGGGCAAATTGTTAGGTGTGGTCATGGAAAACTTAGACTACATTGACAGTGTTGACCCTGCAGGATATAACACTGACGTTAGAAATCATAATTTAGTTTGGTCAAGCGACTATATAGGTAAATTATGGTTTGACACATCATCAACACGTTTTGTAAATTATCATCAAGAAGATACCGTATATAATAGTAAATATTGGGGAATAGTTTTCCCTGACAGTATAGTAAGTGTTTATACTTGGATTGAAAGTGATGTTACGCCTGCAAATTATACCGGAACAGGGACTCCGTACGACTTAGAATTATACACTACAACAGTTGAAGTTGATAATACCGGATCACTAGTTTTGAAATATTATTACTGGGTAAAGAACACTAATGTCATTCAAAGTACTAAAGGAAAAACATTATCAGATACAATTTTAGAGTTGTATATTGCAAACCCAACAACATCGGGCGTACCTTTCTTTGCAGCATATAAACCAAACGTATTTGGATTGTACAATGCAAGTGAATTTATAACTGATGTAACATCTAGCTTATATGTTGGATTTAGTTCCGGCAGTAATGATACCCCTGCCTACAATGAATATAAATTAATTCGTGCAGGTTATGAAGATGATTTCATTTCAGGCATTCCTTCTATGTACACAGAAAATAATGATCCAGAAGCAATGTATGAAAAAATGTTAGATAGTTTAGCTGGAATGGATAGTCAAGGACGTGTTGTTCCTGATATTAGTCTACCCAAACTAATGCAAACAGGTACATCGTATAGACCTAGACAAAGCATGTTTAAGAATAGATTAAAAGCATTGGCTAACTATTTTGGATATGCTAACAATGTATTGAAACAATACCCTATTGCAGAGTTTAAAACTCCTAGTTTATTGGGTTCTAGTAATAGTGAAAGCAGTACAGTAAGAGCACCAACGTTTTTTACAATAACAGGTGTTGATTTTGATACTACCAAGTACTGGGAATACACTTACTGGTGGGCTGAAGGATATAGCGTTAACACTAAGATTGACGTTGAAGTCGCTAAGTA